GCTGCTGTTACGCCTGCAGATTTTTGGTAATACCAGCGATCAACCGGAAATATTCCTCCTGCCGGGTTAGTCATTCCAGGAGAGGCATTCTGTCTCTGGTCACATTCAAACGTGCTATTGCCCAGGGCATTATAAGTTCTGAGCCTGATCGCAGTGATCTGGCTCTGCGGGACCAGGATCTTGCTATCGGTCCCCAAGGTGGCGATATTCCCCGGGTCGGTGCTGACGGTGCTCGGTCCAGCGGGGCCTTGTGCGCCCACTGGCCCCTGATCGCCGGCTGGCGAGATTAAGCTGCCACTGGGAACCACGGTTCCCGGCACCGCACTCATGGTATCTATTGCAGGCATATTTAACTAGGCTTGTAGAGTAACTGAATTTCCCGCGACCGCGGTAACCTTCATGGTTCCGGCGCTTCCCGCCCCCCCTGCTTCCGCTACCCAAACGGTTGCCCCTACCACCATCCAGGCTCCATCGGCAACGTTAACCGTCACCGTCGAACCAGTGGCGGGCACGGTAAAGGAAGCCGAGGTATTGGTATAGGCCGAACCGCCCGCCGGCCCGGTTGCTCCGGTTGCGCCAGCCGGACCCTTAATATTAGCTGTTAGGGCCCAAGCCATATTTTAGGAAAATTGGTAAACATCCCCCGCGGTCGTGTCGAGGTACAGATCCCCGGCCAGTTCCCCAGTAATAGTTCCCGGCGCACCCGACCCCGTATACCATTGGCTACCGCGTGTTCCTGTAGCGCCCGGCGTTCCTGTGCTGCCCGTTGGGCCGGCTGGCCCGGTTGGCCCGGCTGGCCCGGTATTGCCGATCACGCCTTGTTGCGCGAGAATATTCCAGTAAGAGGTATTTGGTGGCGCCTGGTTGGTGTTACCGACTGTGCAAACATAACTTGATCCGGCGTTGGAGACCGAATCATAAGGTACGTAAGCCGTACCGGAATTCCAAGCACCTTTCCAAGTGTAGCCTTGCCCCGGTGGTCCGGCAGCTCCCGTGCTGCCAGTGGGTCCAGCTGGGCCGGTATTTCCAGTAGGCCCTTTAATATTAGAGATCGGACTCCAAGCCATAATGTTATTTTATTTTTAGTTTAGAAAATAGATTTCACCCGAATCGTTGGCCAAATAATAGTCTCCGGGGATCGCACCGGAAACCGTTACGGGCGGGCCGATCCCGTTATACCATTTCGACCCCGGAGTTCCAGGTGGGCCGGGTGGACCTGTAGCCTGGCTGGTACTGATATTCTGTAACGTAATATTCGTTGCTGTCTTATTAACCACCTTCAGCGCCCCCGGATCAGCTGCGTCGCCCCCGGCGCTTTCCACGTAGAGAAATTGGCCGAGAACAATCCAGCTGGTATCTTCCACCGGGACCGTAACCGTTCCACCGCTTGGCGGTACGGTAAAAGGTGCCATAGACAGCGTACAGGCGTTAAGGCCGGGTTCACCTTGCGGTCCCTGGTTGCCGTCAAGTCCTTTATAACCTTCGACGTTCTCCAGGTTCAGTACGATCGGGGTTTCTCCGGTCGTGACGACAACATTTGACGTATCAATAGTCAGGTCTTCGACGTTCAGCTCCGGGCTGACTGTCAAGATCACGCTAACGTCCGGAGGTAAAATCTCGGCCATAGCTTAAGAGTGATCGGTTGCCGTCGTGACGATCACATTCGAGGTATCAATGATTATTTCTTCGACGTTCAGTTCCGGGCTGACCGTCAAGATCACGCTAACGTCCGGAGGCAGGATGGCGGCCATAGCTCACCCGCCCGGGATTGTGATGGTAACCGGTTGCTGCAAATTAACCGCCCCCGAAAGCATGGTGTTCCAATTCCGGGTCGGGCTGGCGTTATCAGCATATGCCACGTCATAAACGCAGACCGTCGAGACAGCGCCTGAGCCGGACGGAGGCGCTATCCACCAATGCGCCGAAACCGCGTGCGGTATCTGGAAACTAAGCTTGCCAAAAGCTAAATCCGACGCTTCAGGCCCGCTTTGAAAAAGAGCTTTCGAATCCGGGTCATTGATATGCGCCTTAACCGTCATCACCGTTAGATAATTTCGCATGTCCCAGGCATTGCCTGCCACCGTCTGGTTGGTGATGGACAGATAAAAATCGCGCCCGCAAGTTAGCGAAATATCTAAGGTTGCTCCAGGCATCGCTAATCCATTGATTCCAATTCCAGTGTGACCCTGGTGTAATGTTTACCATTATATTCTTTGGCGTCGGCCATATCGATAGCGAGCACCTTGTGCCGGCCCCAGGTGAATCCGCTGGCACTTGGCACATTCAACTCGAGCACGTCACCTGCCTTGGTAGCCAGAGCCCCTAATTGTTCGTCGGTGTAAAGGTCGTATTTGTAATGCTTCATGCTTTAATGATCTTGTTAAAAGCGATAAATGGCATCATCGAATTGTGGCCAGCCCCGGAACCGGCGTACTGGGTGGAAATACCGGTAGCTGAACCGTAAATGGCTATCCCCGTTGCAGCTGCGTAGATCTGGATCGCGGTGCCCGCGGCGTAAATGCCTATCCCGGTAGCGGCAGCCTTGGTCGAGGTCCATGCTGCCGTGAAATTGTAGTAGTTCACTGCCGCGGGGCCCCACGCGTTCCCGGCGCTGTACGTTTCCTCGTAATAGGACATGTGTGTATGGCCGGGGTCCGCTATACTGTGAGCGTGGCCAGGATCGTAAACCGAATGGGCATGGTGTGGATCCCAAACCGAATGGGCATGGCCCGGGTCGTTAATGCCGTGATTATGGGACGGCAGTTCGGCGAGCGATAGAACGTGGTTTTCTTCCCCGCCTTTGCCGCCGAGACCCCGGTTAGTTAGCCCCGCGCCCTGTCCGACACCGACCGTCGTTCTTCCCCGACAATCGGGCACGTTAAAGGTATTACTCCCGCCGTAAGCGCCCGACCAGCCATAGTACCCGCCAATGACCGCAAAGAGGGCCGGGTATTGAGTTTGGAGGTAAGCCTGACCGTTGCACATTAACCACCCGCTAGGCGGCGAAGTGCCAGCGAAATCTATCACCATTCCTACCGGGTTGCTGACGCTCCAGGCGCCGGTCCCGTCAAGCCGAGTGTCAGCGTTACCGGAGAGTTTCGGCAAAAGCCCGGTTCGAACGGTCGTGGCGACCGGGATCGGGTCAACGCCATTATCCAGATGAGTCGGGGCATGCAACGGAATCGGGCCCCATGCCGCGGTAGCGCTGCCCACTAAGACCTGGCTCGGGTTAGCGTTAGTCTTTGGGGTGAGCCCGCCGATCGTTGAGGAAGCGATATTGATAGGGTCGATGCCGCTCGGCAGATGGGTTGCCGCGTGCAGTTCGGTCGAACCGGTCAAGGTGACGTCGGTTGAGACCGGAACCGATTGCGAGTACACGACTGGGATAACGTAATCTTTTTCCACTGCGCCGGTCGACCCGGTCGGGGTGATAACGTCGCCATTAGCCGCCCCTGTCGTGCTATAACCGAATAGAAACGCCGCGCCCCCGTTTAGGCTGTACCAAAGTCCAATCTCGTTTAGTTGAAACGCGAAAGGCACGTTGGCACTGCTGAAAACAACTTTGTATGTCGACTGGTAAAGGACGGTATTATTTGCGCTGGTCGGTTTAGCCGCCATTACGCGCGTTTTCAGCGCCGTGAAAGTCTTGGGATCATCGGTGCCGGTCGGGTATCCCGAGCCTCCGTCCGCCCCGGTAAAAGCCAATGTTCCGCCCTGCGCCAGGATCGTGTTGATGGCTTGGAGCCCCTGGTTGGTTATGGTGACGGCGGAAAAGGCCATATAAGGTTAACTACGCGCCGAGCGCGTTTAGAGGATCGTGGGTTTATACGGGATCGTGTAGGTATCAAGGAGAGAGACGTTGCCGGAGAGATAAAGTGTCCCCTTGTCCGCGCTCGACAGAGAAGCTATGCCCGCGAGCCAACTCCGAGCGTTTTTCATCTCGATAATCAGCCGGGTCATCTTGTCGACGTTAGCCGGATCGACCAACTGACTGGGATCAATCTTGATCCGAAACGTGTTCGGGGTCACGGTCAATCCCGTGGGATCATCTTCCCACCACTCGACCAATTCCGCCGAGGAAGCGAACGCGATTGAGAGCAGGTTTTCCACAGCTGCCCGGGTGCCTTTGCGCACCTTGTTAATGATCGAGTTCTGAACCAGGGTAAGCTTTGTGCCGTAGGCAAAGGATAGATCGTATCCATCAGTTGCAAAATGGTAGACTGCCAACAGATCCAGAACCGCGGAGGGTTGATTAGCCAAGCTGCATATGATGCGATTGACCGGGATAGCCGCTAGATAATTGTTGAGCAATGGGTCAAGTGTCTCGGCCAGTGCCACAAAGAACCTGTCGTTTGCCAGTGCTGGCGATAGATAAGCCAGAAAGGAAGTGGTGGCTTGCCTGTCCATATCAGACCTGGCTGTCGACCTCCAATCCCTGATAACTGACCAGCGGATCGTCGACGACGACCCCGACCTGGTTCAGCGAGAGCGCAATACGGGCAGTAGGCTCATCGATAATACAACTCGAAGCGCCCCCGGCCATTACCGCGGCCGAGAGCGTAGAGGGAACGATTGCACCGCCGAGAGCGCCCTGAACCGACGCCATCCATGAACTGACGGCGGCTTCAACGTCGCGTTGAATATTGAGCGAATTGGATTCCTGGGTCTGATCAATCCAGTAACGCACGTTAACAGAGTATGGGACACCGCTTGGGGCCCCGACCGTCAAATAAGCGCACAGATCCCGCACCGTGTCGGCATTAAGGGTAGAATAAACCGAGTCAAGCAGGGCCTGGTTAGGGTAAACACCGTTTTGCAACAGCACCGTGACCAACACATTGCCTGGGCTTAACCCGTCCTCGGGGCCCATGACGCTAACATCGCTAATCGCCGAGCTGACGCCTTCAGCGTAATATTTGTAACGGCCTTTGGGGCCGGCTGGCGAGAAGCTGTCCGTAGCGTCAAGAAGTCTTGCGCGCAAAGCGGTATCAGTCTCGGTCTCAGCCCCGCCTGTGGTGACTTCGGTATTGCTGGCCGAGACCAGAAAAGCTCCGCTCCAGTTGACGAGATTAGAGATATCGCCAACCGGAAGTCCGTTGCCGGCGGTGCCGGTGCTGGTGCAGTTGGCCGAGACATAGCCGTTGATCAAGCCAACTGCGATGTCGATGTCTTGAGTAGTCGCGAAAACCAGCCCGGTAGAACCGCTGGCAATCTGGGTGCCGGCCGGAATGGTAGAAGTAGTATTGGACGGAAGCGAGAGCTGGAACCGGATCTGGGCCATAGCCGGAGCCGCCGGCAGCCTAGTGGTCATGTAAAGCGAGGCCACGTTATCCAGAAAACCGCCGCTGGAATAGGGAATCAGGTTCTGTTTAGCGCTCTGGTCAAGCGTAGCGTAAGCGCCGATCAGCCAAGCGGTTGCCGAAGAAAGGAAATTGTAGCGCCGGTCGCTGGGCAGAAGCACCAAGGTCTCGCCCGTGTCTTGTTGCCAGGCGGCACAGAACCCGCTGATAACGGCTTGTTGCAAAGCGATCGGGTCAATCTGGGCAAAGACGATGTTCGGAAGACCGGAAAACGGATCGGGCTTAGGCATCGCCTTCTAACTACGCTACGTAACAAGAGTTTCTAGCTGGGCGGTAGCGGCGTTCGGTGTTCCGTCCAATGGCCCGTCGATCACCCAAACCGGCGCGGGCGGTGCCGGGCTATAAAGAGCCGTGTTGAGTTGCACGTCGAGGTTGATCGATAGCTCGCAGTAAAAAGAATAAACGCCGGCGATGATGGTGGTCGGATCCAGCGAAAATTGGATTACGTTGAATTTTGCTCGGGGTTCCCAATAAGAAACTGCGTTAAGGACGGCAACTTGCATCTGGAGCGTAGCGAAGTTGCCTGGCATATCGATCCAGTCCATCTCCAACCCGAACGTGCGCTGGAGCCGTTGCGTGCCGTACCGGGTTTGCATGCAATTGTAGATATTTTGCAAGACCTCGCCAACCGTCCCGGCTGGCACGGTAAAATCGAACTGGAAAAAGCCGTCGAAATTCCATAAACGGTTACCGACCAGCGCACTGAAATTGGAAATTTTAGGGGTGACAGGCATTTAGGAGAAGCTCGGGAATTTGCTTAAGGCTGAGCCTAAGGAGGAGACCGAACCGAACATGGCTTTAGGCCCGGGTAAACCGATTGAGGAAATAATCCCTCCGGCGGATCCGCTTAAAGCGCCTACCGGGTTTGAAAGGAAATTCATGAGCGGGCTTGGGGAGGGCGCATACTCGATCAGTTTTACGCTGGCGTTGACTACGGCCGGCGATGAACCGAGAAATTTGGCGACTTTGACGCTCATCGATTCGACAACAAACATCGACGCTATCCCGCGGCCAACGGGAGTATTGCCAACGATAAGTGGCGCCGGGATTTTACTGTCCATGTAAGCCGAAAGCATGGAAATTGAGCGCGCCGGCTCCAAGGTCCAGCCGATCATAAAACCCATCTCTAGCGTAACGTCTATGGGTTCGACCCCAACGTCTTCGAGGACATCGTTGTAATTCAGAACCTTGTGTTTAGCGAAAGCGTTCTTGCGGGTGACATCCACGGCATGCGGGGTAAACACTCGC